TACTGTAATGCCAAACGTTCCAAAACCAAAACCAAAAAACTATTCTAAGATTTTAGATATTTTAAATACCCCACAAGCTGCAAAAACATTTTCTCCAAAAACTTATGTTAATTTAGTTGGCGAATATTCTAGAAAGGCTTATGACAATGGTGAGCTTTCTAAAAAAGAATATATGAATATCGTTCAACCTTTATTCGGTGATGCCGGAATCATGGCAACTGAGAAAATAAAACAATACGAAAATGAGCTTAATAAATATGCTAATGGTGGAAGAATTAATTTTAGAGGTGGAGATGCCGCTAGATCTGATGCTGCATCCGGAAGAAGTGCGGGTAGATCAAGTCCTTCAGGTGGACCTGATGATAGAAGTTCTGCAGCACAAACCGCTGCACATAACGCAGCAGTTGCAGCAGCCCAAGCATCAAACACAGTTGATAATAAAATGAATATAATTAATACATTAAATAAATTTAGACCCAACGCTTTTTTAAATCCATATGATTATTCTATTAATTTAAATAAAAATATTGGACCATTTGGTTTAAATGTAGGAATTAATACATTAGGATTATTAGGAATTGATGATCCTAGAACATCAGTAGATGAAAGTGAATTAGATGATTATGGAATAAGTGGAGGTTTTAATACAGATGTATTAGGAGGAAATCTAAGTTTAGGTGGAGGATATAATCCAACAACAGGTACAAATTTTGGTTTAAGTTTTTCAAAACAATTTAATCAAGGTGGAAGAGTTAATTACAACGAAGGCTCCCTGGACCCGGATACATTTCAACTTAGTGAAAGAGTTAAAGAAATCATGGATGCAGGAGACATTGATTTTGGTGTAGCATTTAAACAAGCACTAAGAGAATTAATGGCCGAGTCTAAAGATTGATGATTAAAAGGCTCACTAAAACAGTGCCTCCGGAATCAGGGCCCATGCCTCAGGGCTTGAATATTTCGTATAATACTGTTAAAGAAGTAAAACTTACGGAGAAAATAAATGGCAGACAATATGGACAACGTAGACAAAGCTCTACCGAACGAACCAAGAAAAGAATTTGAAATACCGGGTGAAGAACAGATTCAAGAAACTTTAGTTGAAGAAGTTAAAGAAGAAGTTGAATCACCTGATGATGTAGAGATACAAGAAAACGAAGATGGTTCTGTTGATATTAATTTAGATCCACAAGCAGCATCTCCCGAAGGTGGTGATGAGCATTACGCAAACTTAGCAGAATTTTTACCTGATGATGTATTAGACCTATTAGCTTCTGATCTTAATTCTAAATACATGGATTACTCTTCATCAAGAAAAGATTGGGAAAAAACTTATACAACAGGTTTAGACTTATTAGGTTTTAAATATGATAATAGATCAGAACCATTTAATGGTGCATCCGGTGCAACACATCCAGTTTTAGCTGAAGCAGTTACTCAGTTTCAAGCTTTAGCTTATAAAGAATTATTACCAGCAGATGGACCGGTTAGAACACAAATTCTTGGAATGCCTACTCCAGAAAAAGCTCAACAAGCAGAACGTGTAAAAGATTTCATGAATTATGAAATTATGGAAAAGATGAAAGAGTACGAACCTGAGTTCGATCAAATGCTTTTCAATTTACCATTAGCAGGTTCAGCTTTTAAAAAGGTATATTATGATGATATGGAGCAAAGAGCTGTATCAAAGTTTGTACCAGCAGATGATTTAATTGTTCCGTACACAGCTACCTCATTAGATGATGCGGAAGCAATTATTCATCGTGTAAAAATTTCAGAAAACGATTTAAGAAAACAACAGGTCGCAGGATTTTATAGAGATATAGATTTAGGAAAACCTCAAGATAGAGAAACGGATGTTGAGAAAAAAGAAAGAGAACTTGAAGGAGTTACTAAAACAAAAGATGAAGATGTATTTACTTTATTAGAGTGTCATGTGGATTTAGATATAGATGGTTTTGAACATGTTGATCCACAGACTGGTGAGCCGTCAGGAATTAAGATTCCATACATTGTAACTTTAGAAGAAGGATCTAGAGAGATATTATCTATTAGAAGAAACTATGAAATCGGAGATGCAAAAAGAAGTAAGATACAATACTTTGTTCATTTCAAATTTTTACCTGGTTTAGGTTTTTATGGTTTTGGTTTAATTCACATGATTGGTGGATTAAGTAGAACAGCAACTTCTGCTTTAAGACAATTACTCGATGCAGGAACTTTATCTAATTTACCAGCAGGATTTAAAATGCGTGGTATTAGAATTAGAGATGATGCACAATCTATTCAACCAGGTGAGTTTAGAGATGTAGATGCACCTGGAGGAAATTTAAGAGATTCATTTATGATGCTTCCGTTTAAAGAACCTAGTCAAACACTACTTGCTCTTATGGGTGTAGTGGTTCAAGCAGGTCAAAGATTTGCATCGATTGCAGATTTACAAGTTGGTGATGGCAATCAACAAGCTGCAGTTGGAACAACTGTTGCATTATTAGAACGTGGTTCAAGAACCATGTCAGCAATACATAAAAGAATTTACTCTGCTTTAAAAAATGAATTTAAAATTTTAGCAAGAGTATTCAAGTTATATCTACCACAAGAGTATCCGTATGATGTAGTTGGGGGTCAAAGAATGATTAAACAAGCAGACTTTGATGATAGAGTAGATATATTGCCAGTTGCTGACCCTAACATTTTTTCTCAAACACAGCGTATCTCACTTGCGCAAACGGAATTGCAGCTGGCACAATCTAATCCGCAAATGCATAATCTGTATCAAGCTTATAGAAATATGTATGAAGCATTAGGAGTTAAAAACATTGATAGTGTTTTAATTAAACCAATGCAACCAATGCCAAAAGATCCAGCGTTAGAACATATTGATGCATTAGGAGGAAAACAGTTTCAAGCTTTTCCTGGTCAAGATCATAGAGCACATATAACTGCTCACTTAAATTTTATGGCAACAAACATTGCAAGAAATAATCCAATGGTTATGGCTTCATTAGAGAAAAATATTTTTGAACATATTAGTCTAATGTCTCAAGAACAAATTGAATTAGAATTTAGAGATGAGTTAGTACAAATTCAACAGATGCAAATGGCTATGCAACAGAATCCTGCTATGGCACAACAGATGCAAACTCAGTTAATGATGATGCAACAAAGAGTTGAAGCTAGAAAAGCACAGTTAATTGCAGAGATGATGGAAGAATTTATGGAAGAAGAGAAGAAAATTACTTCACAATTTGATAATGATCCAATTGCTAAACTAAGAGCAAGAGAATTAGATCTTAGAGCAATGGAAAATCAACATAAAAAAGAACAAGACGAAGAGAGAATTAATCTTGATAAAATGAAAGCGATGATGAACCAAGCAAATCAAGATGAAAAACTTGAACAGAACGAAGAATTAGCAAAACTAAGAGCTAATACTTCAATTGAAAAGACAATTTTATCAAAAACTATTCCAAGCACAGATTCTTTAATGAAAAATCAACAGAATATGATGCCGAAAGTAAAAATATTTAGAGGAGGAAACGAATAAATGAGAAAAAACATGACAAAACCTGAAAAAAAGATTAAAAAGGTAATGCGGGAATTCAAAAAAGGTGAATTACCTATAGGTAAGTCGAAGAAAAAAGTAAAATCGCGTAAACAAGCGATTGCAATTGCTTTATCAGAGGCTGGAAAATCTAAACCAAGGAGATAAAATGGAAAAACTAGATAAGATAACTGATGTAAAAGTTGGTGAGCAACAAATTGAGATTGATCCTAGATCAAAAACAACTGCTGACAAAGCTTTCAACTATATCGGTACTGGTGGACCTGAAGAAGAAGTTCAAGGTCAAGGAAAAGTACTAGCAGAGAAGAAAAGAAAATCAAAAGCATACTAATATGTGGTTTGGTGCTATTAAATTAGCCATTCAAGCTGGCTCCCATATTTTTAAAAACCGTCAAAAGACTAAAATGTTGATGGCGGATGCACAAATGCGTCATGCTGAAAAGATGGCGAACGGACAAGCGGAGTATCAAGGAAAATTATTAGAATCTAGAAATTCTGATTGGAAGGACGAATTTATTTTAATTTTACTTTCGGCCCCTATTGCATTATTA